TTGAATGAATTTGTCGAGTGGGCAAAAACTCAATCTGAGTATTTCAAAGAGTACAACGGTCAAAAGCAATTGGCATTTGATATTAAGGTGGGGGACAAGGGACTTTACTTTCAATTGGACACCTATAAGGGTGGGGAAACAAAAACAGAAGTGGTAAAAGAGGAAAACGATTTGCCATTCTAAACACTAACCGCACCCCTTAGGGGGTGCTTTTATATTTTATTATGATGCATTTTATTATTGATGAAACCCCTGAATCAGACATATCATTTATGCAAGAACGCATAAAATTCCTTGAAAAAACTGTAAAGGAAAAAAACGAAAAGATAGAAAACTTGGAATGCCGAGTGGACTATTGGAAAACTGAAAATGCAAAACTCAATACCAAACTTATTGTATTACAATCAAAGAAATGAAAACACAAAAGGACTCAAACGACAATTATCATTCACGACCGGAAATTTCCGCATCGGGTCTGAAAACAATCCACAAAAAATCGGTTTATCATTTGCTAAACCAAAGACCTTATTCAAGTGATTCATTAGCACTTGGAACGGCAGTACACGAGGCAATCCTTGAACCAAAGGAATTTGATGAAAAATATGCCATTGTTGATTATATACCAAGAGGGGAAGGGTATATGAAAAAGCGAAAAGAGCAACAAGACGATCACAAGGGGAAGGAACTTTTATACATTAGCAATGACAAGGAACAACCGGGAAATATTATCTTGAATATTAAACGCCAATTTATGCAAAATGATTTGGCAATATTCTACACAAAAGGTGAAGTTGAGTTGTCGCATTACGGCATACATAATGATGTACCTATTCGAGTACGCCCGGATGTCAAAGGGGATGGATGGATTAGTGACATTAAAACTTGTCAGGATAACAGTCCAAGGTCGTTTTTAAGGGATATTTACAACTATGGGTATCACTTACAAGCGGCATTTTATTCTGATGCATTAGGGTTTGACCCAAAGAGATTTCGTTTTATTGCAATAGAAACCAAGCATCCATTTTCGGTTGTTGTGTATGGACTAAGCGATGAAATGATTGACAAAGGTCGATTGGCTTATGAAAACGCATTGGAACAATGGAATCATTATTTAAAAACCGGAATTGCTTATGGATACGAAACAAGTGAAATGGCAAAGGATGGTTCATTAATTATATAATATGGAAACACTTACAACCGAATTTATAAAAAAAGAAGTCGATTACTATTTTGGATTCGACATTGCAAAAAAAACAAGATTAAGAGAATTTGTTGATGCCCGGTCAATTTATTATAAATTGTCAAGGGATCACATCAGACCTATTTCATATCGTGTTATTGGCGAAAAAGTAAAAGTTGATCACGCCACCGTTTTGCACGGCATAAAAACAATTGAAAACATTTTTAAGTTTGACCAAGACCCATTTTTAAAAGAAAAATTTCAATCAATAGAAAAAACCATTATGCCAAATAATTTTAATAAATACCTAACTAAAGAGGACAAATTTCAAAACGCCGTGATGAACTATTTCAAACTGCAATATCCGGATGCATTTGTGATTCATTGTCCAAATGAAGGTAAACGAACACCGTATGAAAGATTTAAGTTTAAAAAACTTGGAGGCGTTGCTGGAGTACCGGACATCCTTTGCTTTGACCCTAATGCCGATTTTAACGGCTTAGCCATCGAATTAAAGATAAAACCTAACAAACCTACCGAGAACCAAGAAAAGTGTCTTAAAACGCTTAAAAACAAGAATTGGAAAACTTCCGTTTCTTATGATTTTGATGATTGTAAACAACTAATTGATGAGTATTTTGGAAACATTTGAATATATTAGTGGAATATATGCTTTGATTATGAGTATTGCGGTTTTAATTATAATGTTTAGCAAATGAGTTTTCACGAATTTAAAAACGTATTTTGGAACGAGATCGACCAACGTGTTTGGCGAACCAATACATCAATGGATGACATTTCAATTCGATATGATTACGTTGGCAGGATGACTGAGGCGGAATTTGAATTTTTTCTTGAAATACTTTTTGAACTATTCGATGACCGTAAAATCACAATAAAACAATTTCGAGATATTTTTGTTGAACTCAGAATTTTCTCAAACCAACTTAAAGACATAACCGAGGAATAAAAATGAAACCAAACTATTATGCAATCATCCCGGCAGATGTTCGGTATGATGACCGATTGACTGCAAATGCCAAATTACTTTATGGTGAAATAACCGCCCTTTCAGGTAAAAATGGTCAATGTTGGGCGTTGAATGATTATTTTGCAAAACTTTACAAAGTAGATAAAAGGACAATTACAAGATGGATCACCGAATTAAAAGATTGCAATTATATATCAATAAAAATAAAAAGGGATTCCACTAATAAAGTGATTGAACGTATGGTCAAAATTGTCGGGAGGTCACGACAAAATTGTCGGGAGGGTATAGACAAAAATGTCCTATATAATAGTATAGTAAATAGTAATAATAATATAAATATTAATAACCGCAAATCAAAAACAAGCAAAAAAGTGTCTGATTTTGCGGACAACTATATTAAATGTTATGATGCCATAATTGAATTGTTTCCTGATAGGACAAGACCAAAAACAACGGCACAAAAAATAAAGTGGCTTGATACTATTCGATTGGCAGATGAAAAAGATAATTGCAACCCACGGCAACTTTGGTGGATTGTAAATAAGGCAAGAAAGGATTCATTTTGGGAAAAGAATGTTTTAAGCATTCCGGAACTTAGAAAATCAAAAGAGGGTAAACTCCCAAAATTAGAACAACTAATTCAAAAACTTGGAGGAAGGGAATTTGATGCACTACGATAAAAACAAAACAAAACAAACAGAAAAAAGGTGTTTGGATGCACTTTTAAAATATGGTGATTTTAAATTGTCTGAAAACGAGTTTTCGCCTTTTGATATTTATGGCTATACAAACAATATAAAAACGATTGTGGAGGTCAAGGAACGTTCCGAAATGTGGGATCGATGGTATATCGAAAAACAAAAGATTGACAATCTCAGAAAATTAAAACATAAAACAAAAGACCCGATCAGGATATATTTGATGATTGTCGTTGGAAATGATGGATTTCTTTTTAAGGTTGATGATATTTTTCAGATGGGAAAAATCCAGCGTGTTCGAATGAATAAACAAACATCAAAAGATTTTCCGCAATCAAATGTCAAAATCCGAAAAGAAATTATTAATTTTCACCACCAACTAAACTTATTAAAACTTAAATTAAATGATTGATGAATTTCAAAATCTTGGCATTGAACTAAAATCAAATGCCAACGTACAAAAAACAAAATGTCCAAAGTGTTCTCACACAAGAAAAAACAAATCCGACCCTTGTCTTTCGGTCAATATCGAAAAGGGTGTTTACAATTGCCACCATTGTAATTGGTCAGGAAATGTAAAATTTAAGCCTAAAAAAGAATACATAAAACCGATTGAAACAAAAATCGAATTATCTGACCGGACAATTGGATGGTTTTCTAAAAGGGGTATATCTACGGCAACACTATCACATTGGAAAATTGGCGAATCGACTGAATATTTTCCCCAAGTAGATAAAAGGCGAAAAGCTATCAATTTCAATTACCATCGAAATGGCGAACTAATCAACACCAAATTCCGAGATGGTGAAAAGAATTTTAAAATGGTAAGCGGTGCCGAACTTATATTTTATGGCATTGACAATATCAAGGAAATGGACACCATTTACATTGTTGAAGGCGAAATGGATGCATTGTCGCTATCGGAATCAGGGATTTATTCCGTTTGTAGTGTTCCTAATGGTGCATCTAAGGGAAACCAACGCCTTGAATATCTTGACAACTGTTTTGAATACTTTACAGACAAAAAGGAAATAGTATTATGCACCGACAACGATGATGCCGGGTTATCACTTAGAAATGAACTCGCTCGGAGGTTTGGAAATTACCGTTGTAAATATGTTGACTTTGGAGAGTATAAAGATGCTAACGAGGTGCTAACAGAAAAAGGTGCAGAAACACTTCGGTCAATATTAAAAGAAACCAAATCATTTCCACTTGAGGGGGTGATAAATATCAACGACATTTGGCAAGATGTAATCAACTACAATGAAAAAGGGATAGTCAACTACTCAATTCAACTTGCGGACTCTGATGAGTGGTTTAAAATGGCTTTTGGGGAGTGGTCAACCATTACTGGAATACCCAATTCAGGAAAGTCAGACTTTGTTGACCAAATATCTTGCAATCTTGCCCTTAAATATGGATTTAGAACGGCATACTTTTCACCTGAATCGTTTCCTTATGAAAGCCATATAAAACGATTGGCAAATAAGCTAAATGAAAAACATTGCACAACTGATGATTTAAATCGGACAAAAAATTTCATTGAAGAACATTTTTACTTTGTGAAAATAGACCTACAAAATCTTACACTAAAATCGATACTTGATAAATTCAGGGAACTCGTTTTTCAAAAAGGGGTCAACGTTTTAACAATTGACCCTTGGAATATGCTTGACCATTCGGCACAAAAAGACCATTCTTATGTCGGTCGGGTACTTTCGGAAATTACTCAATTTGTACAGCAAACAAACACCCATCTTTTTTTGGTTGCACACCCAAGGAAAATGGAATCCGACAATGGCGTTTTTAAAATACCAACGCCGTATGATATATCCGGGTCATCTGATTTTTTTAATAAGTCTTATAATTGTCTAACCGTTTATCGGTCAATTGGAGAAATGACAAAATATGAATCTGATTCGGTACAAGTGCATATCCAAAAGGTAAAAAGAAAAGAAAACGGAAAGCAAGGTTATTTCACCGTGGCACCGGACTTTAAAAATGGGGGGGTGTATAAACCTATCGATGAAAAGAAAAACAGAATTACAGTCGTAAAAGACACAATACCTTTTTAATTATGAAAATTTTAAATTTATATGCTTGTTTAGGTGGTAACCGCTACAAATGGGACGAGGTGACTGATGTTGAGGTTACTGCCGTTGAATTAGACCCTGAATGTGCAAGATTATATCAAGAAAGATTTCCAAAAGACAAAGTTGTCATTGCTGATGCACATCAATATTTGTTAGACCACTATAAGGAATTTGATTTTATTTGGACATCACCCCCTTGCCCAACACATAGCCGAGCAAGATTTTGGGGAATTGGTGCAAAT